TGCCGAAGCATGCGGCGGAAGCGATCCAACGGTTGCCGACTTGTCGACGGGTTTTACCCGTTCGGCTACGGCTCCAGGACCATGTGCCCCTTTGAGGGTCATATGGTCCGGACAACGTCCGAGCCACTGGCGCACAAAGACTGCCGCGACCTCCCGCCAAGGGCGGGGAATGGACGCATTGGCAGTTCTCACGCGCTGTGCGTAGCTGGCCAAGATATCCTGGGTATCAGGATTACCCTTTACACGTGTAAAGATCCCTGTAACTTGTCGGTACCACTTTACGACCGTATGGTCGACCAGTGGTATTGGATTAAGAACAGGGAAGCTTACAGACGTACACGACAGATCGCCGCGCGCTAAGCTTTCGCTTAGCGTACGGTAATCATCGTATAACGTCTCAAGTGTGGCGTCGCGGATCAATCGATACGCGGCGTCTAACACTCGACGTGACCAAGGGCGGTTCTGCGGGAAATCTTTCCAGATTTCCTCGAGGACTCTGACTTGCCATTCTGTCAAACCTTTACGGTTTGGGCGGGTTGCACCGCCTTGTTCTGGGTTTTGACGCCCAGCAGATGGTTGATTAGTCATCGACTGCCTCCTATTGGTTATGGCAGAATATTGTCAATCAGTTCGTCAGCATTTCTGGGAATCCAGATGCTACCGGACGTGGTTGACATCATATTCGCCAACCAAGACCAGACGCTTTTCAATTCAGCGTCGGTAAACACCCCGGCTCTCGGTACCGTCCACACAACAGTCGCTGAGCAGACATGCGCCACATTCGTGGTTGCATCCCGCTTCACGCGCTGTATGGTGATACGGTGTCGATCGCTGCCGTTTGAAGTCAGAGGCTTTGTCTCGTTGGTGATTTTCATCACCACGGGCTCAGCCGCTGACCCTGCGGCGGGCGCTACATAAGTAGCTTCCGTAGAGGTGTTGCCTTGCAACTGAAAATCAGTCGCAATGCCTGCGGAGCCAATCAGTGACCAAGTTGTAGTCATCGCCATAGTTATCTCCTTTATCAAGGGGATGATTGTGGAGGGCATGATGCCCATGATATGCCAACAGTGCAATAATACAGAGACTCATCGCTTACGCTCTAACCAAAGCGTGAGGAGAGCACCTCCGGTTACTGCCTGTTGGACTGAGTAACGTGCTCGCCCGCCTTCCAACCAATACTCTTTGGTTGGAAGAAACCTGGGGAATCCCGCCTCTCGTTGGTAATATACCATACGAGTCCGCGATATGGGTTTGAAGGTTCCGCAGACTTGGTTCCGGTAAGCGGGAGATCCCGATATACCGTCACCTTTCATCTGCTGACCAAAACCCCATATATCGCCTGGAGACGGCGAGAATTCGCAAGTCGTGTCTACAGTGTATTTAAGACTGTAGCACGGATCGCGCCACGCTATGATGTGCGATAGTTGTCTGGCCTCGCGATACAAGGGTATGCGGTCAAGCATACCCGAGATATTGCTAAACCAGTCAACCACGAAAGACAAGGGAATTGCTTCCCATGTCGCCCTAGGGATATTTTCCAATCCCAGGGCCCCGGCCCAGTATCTACCTATTAAGTTGCTCTTTACTTCCGTAAAGAAGCTAGCTTGTACGGTAGCTCTGTAGTCGGTCACATCAGTGTGGTCCCAAGTTTGGCTCAAATTTATTACAGGTTGCGGTCGTGGCTTCGACGTGCACGACACCTTCACAGGTGCCAAGGCACGAGCGCGCCGCCACCGCCCTGAATACTTTCGAGCCGCTTGCACCCGGCGATCCATATTGAGTATTGCCTCAAAGAATGAGGTAATATCAATACCCAGCTGACGTATACCAAACTGATAAGAAAGGTATAAGTCGCTGAGGGTTAATAGGGTCTTACCGAGTGTGGGCACATATCGCGACAGTCGTCGTGATATGGAGCGGGCCATTCTAAGCGTTTGAGGGATACTAACGAGAGTATCTAAGGACTGTATGTCCCCGACAATCTCGTTGGCAGCGTAGGAGAATAAATTCTCCATCGCTACGAACCAATCTGGTTCGACCGAGTATTTGCCAAGCCGTGGAATATACCACTGTGGCTCGGCGTATCCTCGAGTTCCGACACAATGGAACTTAGCAGTATAAAGGATCTCTTGACCCGATATATTGCGAGTCCAATGTACAGTGTCCTCACACGGCAGAAATTCTGCCGAGGTCCGCTTATGCAAGCAAGGATTCACACGTCCACGTCCTAAACAGTCCGTGATGGTGCTAGTATGGGTAGAGGCTTCCGCAAGATCGCGGTAAACCAACCTATAACTAGGTCCACCGACGTACTGTACGTATTTCTCAGCAAGAGAATACGGTCGGGTCGTACGATACGACCTGGTTCGTGTGCGCATTGAATCCTCCTTGATTGTGGCCGAGCGCTCCCCCTTCGG